GACGTCGTGGCCGAGGTCGGCGTGGAGGCCGCCGGGCCGCCCGCGCAGGCCGCATGGAACGACCCGCGCGTCCTGGTCGACGCCGGCCGCGTCCTGACGCAGGCCAACGTGCCGCTGACCGAGCGGCGCGCGGTGTCCGGCCCGATCACCGCGGCCGAGTGGATGAAGGACCCGCTGTTCCACGAGGCCGACAAGCGGGGCGACACCGACGGGCTGCTGGACGCCGCGATCGGCCGCAAGTTCGGGTTCGACACCTACCAGACCCAGAACATCGAGGTCCCCCCGCAGACCTCCGGCAACTCCACGACCGAGGTGTCGGTGGCGTTCCACCGGACCGCGTTCGCGCTGGTGATGCGGCCGCTGGAGCTCCCGAGGGGCGCGCAGAACGCCGCCATCGCCAACTACAAGGGCTTCGGCCTGCGCGTGGTCTACGACTACGACATCAAGCTCAAGCAGGACGTCGTGTCGATCGACTGCCTGTACGGCACCAAGACCCTCGACCCCAACCGCGCCGTCCTGATCAAGGGCGCCGACGTCGCGTAAGGAGCACGGCGTGTACCGGTATCGCAACCGCAACACCGGGCAGCAGGTCGAGCGGGCCGAGCGGTCGGTGCGGCTGGATCACCTGCCCAACTGGGAGCTGATCTCCGCACCGGCCGCCGAGTCCGAGCCCCCGGCGCCGGTCGAGCGGCCCGCCCGCAACGCCAGCACCGACGCCTGGCGCGCGTACGCCGTCGCCC